GTATTGATGTGCAACTATTTGGTGATTTAAAAAATGAATATATACAGGTCTTAACAAAAATCGCTGCTGAATATGTTGAAAAATATCCTTTTTGTAATGAATATGGTTCTTGGGGTATTGTAGAGAATACTAATATACAGTACTACAAACCAACTGCAGGATTCCATGAATTTCATACAGAAAGAACATCTCATACTTCAGACCATGGTGTTTTTAGACATCTAGTTTTTATGACATACTTAAATGATGTAACAGATGCTGGGGAAACTGAATGGTTACATCAGAAAATTAAAATTAAGCCAGAGAAAGGATTGACCGTGATCTGGCCAGTTGATTGGACATTTACACATAGAGGAATTACGTCGCCAACTCAGGAAAAATATATTGTAACTGGTTGGTTTTCGTTTACACAAGTATGAATGATATATTATTGAATACTTGGGGGTGGATCAAAGATGACTTTACTTCTAATCGTTTTAGGTTTGCTGTTGAGCTGTTGGCTTGGGCTATTAGTATTGGCTGCTCAATTACCATGGCGCTCACCGTCCCAACCCCTCCTCTTCTTACTTTGTATCCTATTTGGATTAGTGGTTGTGCCATGTATGCTTGGGCTAGTTATACTAGGAAATCATTTGGCATGTTGGCTAACTATATCCTGTTGACTACAATTGATATGATTGGATTATTGAGGATGGTGTTATGAACGGAGAAAATTCTGTTGAGATGAGAATAGATTGGTATGATTTTCCAAATATTGGATATATTTACACAAAACTTCCGGAAAATGTAATAGCATCTCTACGACAGGAAGTTGATGATATTCGAAGTAATTTTATTGAAGCTAATAAGAAGATTAAATTTAATAGTAATCTGGCTGGACATATTAAAAAAGAATATGCGTTATCTAATACAAAAGAGATGTTAGCTAGTGTAGCTTGTTCTGTTGCCGAGAGATATTTTACAATATACCCAAATCTAAAAAATCAGTATCAAGTTCTTGCTCCTGGTGCTACGTATGATATTGATGTTACTCAACCATGGGTAAATTTCCAACAAAAATATGAATACAATCCAATTCACAAACATAATGGAGTTTTGAGTTTCGTTATTTGGTTAGATATTCCTTATCTAATTGACGAAGAGCGAGCAGTATTTCCTGACATCGCCACCATGAACAATTCTTCTGGTTGTTTCGCATTTCACTATACAGATGGTCTTGGAAAAATTGCAACTCATGTAATTTCAGTTGACAAAACATATAATGGAGTAATGGTAATGTTTCCAGCGGAATTAAATCACTCTGTATTTCCCTTTTACACCAGTGATGACTACAGGATTACCATCTCTGGTAATGTACACTTTAAATAGTGCTTGACTTTAATAGTTAATTCAGGTATAATTATAATATACCCTTGGAGATTACAATGAAGATTGCTGTATGTTCAGACTTGCATCTAGAGTTTGGCGATATTAAACTCAAAAACACTCAAAATGCTGATGTTCTCATCCTTTCTGGTGACATCTGTGTTGCTCGTGATCTTATGCATTACGAACCACTTGTCAATGAACACTTGCGTACGAGTAAGTCTGATATCTATCATTGGTTTTTTGCTAATTGTGTTCGAGAATTCCCAACTGTCATTTACGTTGCTGGTAATCATGAACACTATCATGGGGATTTTGTCCATACCATTTCAGATCTAAAATCTAAACTGGGATACTTGGAAAACCTTCATATTCTTGATAAAGAAACCCTTGTTCTTGATGATGTAACATTCATCTGCGGAACACTGTGGACTGACATGAATAGAGAAGATCCTGTTACACTTACAATGGTCGCTCGTATGATGAACGACTTCCGCTGTGTAACAAACTCTTCAAAGAAGGTTTCTTATAAAGTTGAAACCTTCGCCATGAAACCTGATGGTTCTGGTGAATATCTGCGCGATTCTGAAGGTAAGTTTATTATTGAGAAGCTGGAATTTAAAGAGCGTGATGCTAAATTCTCAACTTACGATGCTGTAGAAGATCATAGGAAAATGCTTGACTACATCAAAATCGTAACTGAAAACAACTACGATAAAAAATATGTTGTAGTTGGTCACCACACTCCAAGTCCTGATAGTATTCATCCTCGCTATGCTGGTGACAGTATTATGAATGGTGGTTACACTAGTGATTTGAGAGAATTTATTTTGTCACGTCCCCAAATTAAACTGTGGACCCATGGGCATACGCATGAGTTATTTGACTACATGATAGGTTCCACACGTGTTGTTTGTAATCCTCGTGGATACGATGGCTATGAAGATATGGCTGATCGATTTGAAATGAAATATGTTGAGGTGTAATTATGGAATATAATCCTGATAAGTGGGTCGGTGTTAAAATTACCAGTGCCAATACACCAACAATCTACAAGATTTTTGCTTGTTGGTATGGTGGTTATTTGTCTGGTGACAGCTGGAAATTGAATTCTGGAATTACCAAAGCAACTCTCAATGATAATCGTTATTACTTTGAGGGTGCTTCAGGTTCAGTTTACGTCTGTAATAACGATAGTTATGGTACTAGTGGTTATGGTCATGGAGTTTTGTTTAACCTGATCGAAACTTCAGATAGTAATGGAATCTCAGTTGAGGTTCTTCCTGAAGATACAAACTGGCTGGAGTTAACATATGAGTAAGAAGAAAAGTTGGACTCTTGATGTCCAAGAAAAAGATGGAGAATTCTTCATTGAATTCCCTGATGAAGTAATGGAAGATGCTGGCTGGAAAGTTGGTGATAATATTAATTGGACAGATAACAAAGATGGGAGTTGGACTTTGACAAAATCAGATAAAGTATGGGTAATGGTTGAGTGTGTTTCTATGTTCCGTGAGAGGTACATGGTTGAAGCACCAGCTGATCATCCAGAGTATGCGCTCGACACTGTTACTATGAATGAAGCAAAGGAATTTTCTCAAGAACACATTGGTGAAACTATTATAAGCCATCGTGTTGTTTCATATGAAGATGCATTGAAGCAATGCGACGTGGATAATTCTTATGTGCAAGGTTGGACAGAGGAACAGAAAGTTAAATGCTTTTTCACTAAAGAAGGGGAAACTAATGAATTCTAAGTTTACATTTTCGTTTGAGCATTGCGACAGCTTCGGTAATGTTGCTAAAACATATAATCTTACAACGAATGAAGTTTCTCTCATGGCTTTGATTGAAGATTTTGAAACATTTTTGAAAGGTTCAGGATTTGTGTTTGATGGTATTTTAGATATCGTCGAACCTGAATCAATGCAAATTTCCCCAGAAGAGCAGGCTGAGATGGATGCATTGTTTCCAGTTGGTGGTGATCCATTTCCACCAAAGGAAAACTATAACTATGATGTAAATACAACAACAACTCATAGTAAATGGTATTATGATACCGAAAGGAACAAATAATGAGTATGTCGCTTGATGTATTGGTATTTTTAAAAGCGTGCGACCACACTTCTTCTCAAGAAAATGTTCACCTCTACCGTGGGTTGATTGCGGAAGAGTATGATGAGTTTTGTGAAGCAGTAGTTATGCGTGATGAAGTTGAACAACTCGATGCTTGTATGGACATGATTTGGGTAATCCTCGGATACTGTCACATGAAAGGTTATGATATTCGTGGCGCTTGGGATGAAGTTGTGAAAACAAATATGGCTAAAGTTGACCCTGAAACTGGTAAAGTCCGTCGTCGCGAAGACGGTAAGATTTTAAAACCAGAAGGTTGGGCGCCACCTGATATGAGCAAATTTATAAAATGATCACATTATATTTGGATATGGATGGTGTTCTCGCTAATTTCCATAAAGCATTTTCTGTGTATAAGACTGAACACGCAGAAGACCATATTCGATTTCGTGATGCTGTAATGGAAGGAAATATTTTTGAAAATTTAGAAAAAATGCCTGGAGCAGATTTGCTATTAGAAAAAGCAGCGATGTTTTCTAGCTGGGAATACATCGACGTGCAGATTTTAACATCGATGGGAACATATGACCCAGAGAGAGGTGCGGAAGCTAAACGACAAAAGAAACTTTGGTTGACTAAACACAATATTCCGTATACTGCAAATTTCGTTAGAACAAAACCTGAGAAAGCAATATACGCTCATAGATTTTCAATTCTAGTTGATGATTCTATTGGTTGTATAACTCCCTTTAATGAGAAGGGCGGAACAGGAATTTTGCATGAACGTACTCTTTATACAATATATGAGTTAAATAATACAATAACTAATATGTTAACGGAATTAAAAGTATGATTGAAAGAAAACTTCTGTTTCCAACTACTGTAATTGAAAATTTCTATGACAATCCAGATAGTATTAGAGAACTGGCATTAAAACTTCCATACAATGAAAATCCAGGATATTATCCAGGTAGAAAAACACCAAATCTATCTGCTATTGACCCTGAGCTAAATTATAAAATTTGTAAAAAGTTTATGTCAACTTTTTATGATTTTTTACATCCAATAGATTTTGAAATTAAAACGGAATTTGATCTTGCATATAAGCATTCAGATGATAAATATGATCCAATAAATCGAGGCTGGATTCACCAAGATAGTGGTAGTGTTATTGCTGGTATTGTTTATCTTACACCAAACGCTAATTCAGATTCTGGAACAAATTTATACGCCCCCAAAAAAACAATAAGAGAAGATTGGTTTAATGTTCTTGATGAAAACAGTAATGCAAGATTTCCTGCGTTTAAATCGTATGGAAAACAATATGATGTAGAATCTTACAATGCAAAATATTATGAAACGGAATCTTTTTTTAACAAAATACTTACTGTAGACAATATCTACAATAGATTAATTGTATTTGACGCAGCACACTGGCACGGTTATAATACTTTAGTGTGTGGTAATGATCCAAGATTAGTTCAATTATTTTTTGTTCAAAAAATTGGTCCATACCATGTTGACCCACCTTATGTGAGAATTAGAAATACTACACTATGAATATTTTTTACCTCGATAAAGAACCAAAAACTTGTGCAGAAATGCATGTTGATAAACACGTCGTTAAAATGATTCTTGAATATGCCCAACTCCTTTCTACAACCCATCGTTATCTTGACGGCACTATTAACATTGGCAGTTCTGCTTCTGGACGGAAAAAAACAATTTATCGCTTGCCTGATGGTCGTGATAATTTATTGTATAGTGCTACTCACATTAATCATCCGTCTGCTATTTGGGTAAGAAAAAATCAACAAAATTATATTTGGCTTACCCAACTTCTTTCTGAATTGTGTAAAGAGTATACATATCGTTATGGTAAAGTTCACAAATGTGAGCAAATTGGCTTAGTCGAATATTTACGCAATAATGAACCAAAAAATATTCCAATGGGTCCATTTACTGAGCCAACTCCCGCAATGCCAGACCACTATAAAGTTTCTGGCGATTCTATTTCGTCATATAAAAATTACTATCTTGGAGACAAGACAAGGATGTTCTCATGGAAAAACCGTGAAACCCCAGCTTGGATTTCATAAATAGAATTATAAGGAGTTACTATGACAACATACGTTTTCCGTAATACGGAAACTGAAACTATTTTCGAAGTTCAGATGAAGATGTCTGAATATGATGAATACAAGAAAAACAATCCCACTCACGAACGCTACTATGATGGATACGCATCACCAATAGGCGATCCAGTTAGATTAGGCATCCATAAAAAAGATGCTGGATTTAAGGAGGTTTTACAGAAAATAAAAGAACAAACTAGCTACGCAGATTTTCATAAAACTTCTAGTCAATTATAAGGGAGCACCATGGCTCGCAGCAAAACAGCACTGGCAATTGTTGATAATGATAAAATTGAGCCTACTAAAAGAATTCCAAATGGAACTTCTAATCATTTAAAAATTAAAATTGATGACTTAAAAACCTTTCAGCCATTAACAGAAAATCAAAAGAAGTTTTTCGAAGCGTATAAAAGGCAAGAATATTTTGTAGCACTACATGGTGTAGCTGGAACAGGAAAAACATTCTGCGCACTATATAAAGCAATTGAAGAAGTTTTGGATAAGGGAAATCCCTTCCATAAAATTATTGTTGTTCGCTCAGCAGTTCAGTCGCGAGAAATTGGTCATCTTCCAGGAGACGTACATGAGAAGATGGAGATTTTTGAACAACCATATCGCCAGATATGTGAGACACTATTCGGACGTAAAGACGCATGGGATAGATTGGAAGAACAGGGACATATAAGTTTCATATCTACATCTTTCATTCGTGGTATGTCTTTTGATGATGCAATTATTATCGTTGACGAAATGCAAAACTTAAATTATGAAGAAATTGATACTGTTATGACTCGAGTTGGTTATCGATCAAAAATTATTTGGTGTGGTGATTATCGACAAACAGATTTAACTAAACGAAAAACCGATGTTACTGGAATTTTAAAGTTCTTTGACATTGCCCAGCACATGAGTGCTTTTACTAGAATTGAGTTTACTCCTGATGATATTGTTAGAAGTTCACTGGTTAAGGAATATATTTTAGCTAAACTCAAATACGAAGATTACGAAGGAAAACAATAATGATTACATCTGAACAATTTGCGCATCTATTTCCAAGAAACAGAGATCCACAAGGTTGGACTGATTCTATGAATGGTGTGTTTCCGACATATGAAATTAATACACCACAGCGGATCGCTGCCTTTTTAGCGCAATGTGGTCATGAGTCTGCAGGGTGGACTGTGTTTGAGGAGAACTTAAACTATTCAGCAGAAGGGTTGAATAAGATTTTTAAGAAATATTTCCCAACAGTGGAATCTGCTCAACCTTATGCTCGTAAACCAGAGTTGATCGCTAATCGCGTATACTCTAGTCGTATGGGTAATGGCGATGAGGCATCGGGCGATGGTTGGAAATATCGTGGTCGTGGTCCGATTCAATTGACTGGAAAATCGAATTATACACAATACGCCAAAGAAATGTTTGAAGATTGGGAAAGTCTTGTAAACCAACCTGATTGGGTCACTGAAGATAAAGACTTTGCTCTTATGTCAGCTATTTGGTTCTGGAATAAGAATGGTTTGAATGCTCTTGCTGATAAAGAAGATTTGTTGACAATGACCAAACGTATTAATGGTGGCACCATCGGTCTTGATGATCGTATTAAACATTATAAAGAGGCTATTGCGTTACTGGGATGATAAATTTTATAGATCATGGTTTTACGAAGTTAAAAAGAATCGATTCACCAGAAGGAAGGATGTATGAAACTCCATCGGGTAAATCCTATCCTTCCGTCACAACAGTCACAGGATTGCGCTCAAAACAATCCATCCTCGAGTGGCGGAAGCGAGTCGGAGAAGAAGAAGCAAATAGAAAATCTGCCAGAGCTTCCAGCAGAGGAACAAGAGTACACACCCTCTGTGAAGATTACCTCCTTGGAAAACCTGTACAACCAGATTTCTTTGACCAAGAAATATTTAAATCGTTAATTCCTCATCTAGATAAAATTGATAATATTCATGCGCTCGAGAGTCCTCTGTATTCACACCATTTGCAAGTTGCTGGTACAGTAGATTGTATTGCCGAGTATGAGGGTAAGCTACGTATCATAGATTTTAAAACATCAGAGAAGTTAAAAAATCGTGATTGGATTCATGGTTATTTTATGCAAACATCTGCCTATGCTGTTATGTTTGAAGAACTGACAGGAATCCCCGTTGGAAGAATGTTAATAATTGTTGGTGTCGACAATGAGAATCCTCAGATCTTCGAAGAGAAACGAGACGACTGGATTGGAGAATTTAAAAATCTAAGAGCCGAATATTTAAAAATTGCTGGTGTTTAATGAAAGCTGCAGTTCTAGGTAATGGTAAAAGTAGATTTTTATACACAAATCCAAATGACTATGATTATGTTATTGGTTGTAATATACCATGGACAAATGTAAACGATACTGTTATTATTGATGAGAAGGTTGTTGAGTATTTGTATAATAATAAAGAAAAATACAAATATTGTCACAAAACTATTTTTTCTAGAAAATCATGGACGAAAATAATAGAACTGCATGCTGAGTATTATTTTTCTCCTCATATTACAAAAATTATTGAGATTGAAGAGGGTATCGATTCATCAGCGCATATAGCACTAAAATATATTTTATCGTTAGATAGGTTTTCTACAATACACTTATATGGCTGCGATTCTAGATGGAGTAATGATACAAGTAGTAGAACACATCAATATGTTAACAATAAACCACCAGACCAATCTACAATATTATCTCTATGGAATTCTAAATGGGATAGTATTATAGACCAAAATATGGGAATTGATATCATGTTTATTGGAGAATTATGCAGTATTCGTTGACCTTTTTTCATAAATATAGTATAATGAACCTATGAATTGGAGAATATTATGAAAAAAATGATATTAACAGCTTTCGTTTTGTTGTTTACAACAACTGCCTGTGCTGGTGGAAATAATAATTATTGGGTGGCACCAGCTATTATTGGTGGCATTATTGGATACGGTATTGCTAGACCTTATTACTATCCACCACAACAAGTTTATGTACAACCAGCACCAGTTTATGTACAACCAGCACCAGTTTATGTACAACCAGCACCAGTTTATGTACAACCACCTCAAAGATGTGAGTTGCGCAGCGAAGTTATTAATGGGCAGTTAGTTCAAGGGAACTTCTGTTACTAAAGAATTGTTGTATGAAGTAAAGTAAAAAGTGTTTCGGACGGGGGTGCAAATCCCCCCACCTCCACCAAAATAAATTATATGAAATATATTTTTGTTGCTATAATATGTTTTGGATTGAGCCTCATGTTAATTCCCATGGTGGGAATAATTGTCGGGGTACTAAAGAGTTTATTTTAGTGGGGGTGTACTCAGTATTCGACGGGGCAACAAGTAACGGAATGGACAACACGAGACAGCGACTCGTAAAAAGTAAACAACCAATAAATGCAAACGACTCTGTCTACGCATTAGCAGCCTAATCACTGCTTAGGGTTTCGGTGGTTTCCTCGTAACAGAATAACCACCACTTTTAAAGTTAAAGGATTAACATGAAATATCTTATCGCAATTCTCGCATTAGCTTTTTCTGCAACTACATTTGCTCAAACAGCAAAACCAGCACCAAAAGCACCTGAAAAGAAAACTGAAGTAAAGAAAGAAGTACCGAAGAAAGATCTTGGTAAGAAGCCAACTCCAAAGAAGAAGACTGATAAGCCAGCTGAGAAGTCACCTAAATAATATTATACAAGGGTTGGAAGAACCCTTAAAACTTCCTTTTTTACACACAACACAGGAGAAGTAAAATGTCAAATATGACACCGTTCGAGATTCGCCTTGAACTTTTAAAAATGGCGAAAGATATGCTTTCTGAAGATTATTATGGTAAGCGTGATCAAATTCGCGACAACTGGCAACAGAAAGTTGATTCCGCGAGACTAAATGGTACAGAGATTCCCGATCATCCAGGGTTTTCTGTTTATCCATCCGAAGCTGATATCATTGCAAAGGCAACTGCCCTAAATGGTTTCGTTTCAAATATCCCACTAGATACAAAGACTAATAGCAAAAAGTCCACCTGATAAGGGATCGGAGGGTGCATCATCACGCACCTTCCTTTTACAGTTAAGGAGATGTAATGCGAAAGCAATTATTAACATCAACATTAGTAATAATAAGTATTGTACTGGCAGCACCTTTTGTTGCTCTACATGGAAAGGAGATGATATCATTAGATGGTATCCAATACAGAGATTTGACGCCGCTAACTAAAAAGCAAGTTGACTGTCTGGCTGATAACATCTATTTTGAATCGGGATCTGAACCAAGAGAAGGTAAAATTGCAGTTGCAATGGTGACTTTGAATCGAGTTGAGAAGGGATTTAGTGATACTATTTGTGGTGTAGTAAAACAGAAAACGAATAATTCTTCTGGGCAGATTGTATGTCAGTTTTCTTGGTGGTGTGATACACGAGCAAGAAATATTTCTCTCAGTAAAGCAAAATACCAAAAAGAATTATATCAAGAATCACAAGATATAGCATTATATGTGTATATGAATTATGATATCATGAATGATAATACCAAAGGTGCTTTATTCTTCCATGCAGATTATATAAATCCTCAGTGGAAGTTGAAAAGAACAGTAACAATCGGAAGACATATTTTTTATATACCCTAATGGAGTTTTGATGGCAAATATGATGCAGAAGTTGAATTTAGATTTTCTCGTTGGAGATAAATCTTCCCATGGGTTTTATGTGTTAATTGATGAGATTTCATTGAGTAGTGTAAAACCTGTCATTGAGTGGATTCTTGAGTCAAATTTTTCTGAATCTAAACCTGAATTATTGAATTTATTAATTTGTTCTCCAGGTGGCGATCTATCAGCAGCATTTGCTTTGATTGATATTATGCGTGGGTCGACGATCCCAATTAGAACAATTGGTTTAGGTCAAATTGCTTCTGCTGGTCTACTAATTTTTGTAGCTGGAACAAAGGGACACCGAATTCTGACACCAAATACATCTATTTTGTCTCATCAATATTCTTGGGGTGCGTTTGGTAAGGAACATGAATTATTTGCTCAGGTTAAAGAATTTGATTTAACAACAAAAAGGATGATTAATCTTTATAAAAAATGTACTGGATTAAGTGAAGAACAAATTCGTGATAATCTTCTACCACCACAAGATATTTGGCTCGGTGCTGAAGAATCTAAAAAACTTGGATTATGTGACATGGTAAAGGATTTAAAATGATGGATGAATCAAAATTGTTTTTAGTTTGTGGCACTTTAGTTTTAATGACTATTGTTGGATCTGTTGCATATTATAATATACAACATCAAGCGGTATTGTCAAAAAACATTGAAAACGGTATTGCAAAGGGAGTTGATCCTGTAGCTGTCCGTTGTGCATATGCGCAAGAGCGTGACATTATCTGTGTAGCCTATGCTGCAACCAAGGCACAAGAGGCTCCTACAGTTAGAAAATAGTGCTTGACATTAATTCAATATTCAGGTATAATTGATATATTGATATATGGAAATGAGAGGAGTTTAATTATGTTGTCTAAGCAAGATTATTTTGAGAAGTTTTCCCTTTGTATGATGGATCGCGACGTAAAAGCACTGGAGAATATTCGTGGGTCTTTACTGAAAGAACGAACCCTTCTTGATCGATGGTTTGACAAATACCTTGACATGTTTGAACGAAAAATGTCATCTGACAATACAGACACCCCTGTCTGGAAACTATATAAAACCAAATCTAATGAATACAGCGAACTTAATGGAATTATTACTACAGCCAATGCTTACATCAAAAAACTTAAAAGTATTTGAAGACTCTAAATCGTTTTCTTTGTATATTGAGCAAATGGCACGTGACAAGAAATATAGTCACGTTGATGCTATTTTAGAATACTGTAAAGAAAATTTCATAGATCCTGAAGAAATTAAATCATTGATCAATAAGTCCCTGAAAGAAAAGATGAAAATGAATTTTCAAGACAGCGGACACTTACCCAAAACGGCAAAATTAGATGTCTAAAACTGTAATTTTCTTATTTGGTTCAGCTTGTTTCGTTATTTTGTTTTGGGTTTTCGTTTTAATGGCAATGCCCAAAAAGGGTGATGTTGTTGTTTATGATTGTCGTTTGGCTGAGATTTCTCCAGATTTTCCGATTGAAGTAAAAGATAAATGTAGGAAACTTAGAAGTGGACGGTTATAAAGCGTGGAAGTTTTACATGGCTGTAAAGTTACACTTTACTACCAACAAATATAATGTGTTTAATAATCGTGGTCATGTGAAAGGTGCTAGAGATACATTTTATGCCAGAAATGATAGGTTTATATTTGAGCGTCTCGCAAGAAAGTTTCCAATAGAACGCGATTTAATCCAGTATTTTGTGGCAAATTTTGCTTACGGAAATCCTGAAGTTGTATATGAACCTTCTGTTGGTGAAACAAACCTTGTAACATGGAACAAGCGTAAGCAAAGTATTTCTCAAGTGTTCGAGAATGATTTGCATGTAATTTTACTCCATCTTGAAAAAGAGGGGTTACATGAGAACCAACTATATGAAAGAACAGGTGGTGATGTGCCAGAGTTGTTTAAGTTGTATGTTGGTGGGTATGTCACTGTCGAAACAATGGTCATTCTTAATTCCATAACAGATTATCTTTCTGCAATGAAGTTGCAATTAAATTTGCTTTGGAGCGAAGAATACCGTATAATTGAAAAGTGCTCGGGATTTATTAAGTTTGATAAAGATCGACTTTTACAAGTATACGATAATTTTAAACAGGAAATAGTAGAGTTGTAATATGACTCAAAAGAAATTTCTTCATTTAGAAGACGAGGTTGAGATCAAGTCTCACAAAAAAGTGAAACATGCTCGAAACCAAAAAGGTAAAGGTATGCGAATACTAAATAATAATGCTGAAGAATATTATGATGGGGATGATTTAGATTATGATTTTGAAGCATATGAAACAAGTAGTAAACATACTAATACAAAATAATACTTTTTATACACTTTAATACAAGAGGAAATACGATGGACATTCAAGCACTGCGCAAAATGCGCAACACAGATTTCGGTAAAATCACTTCCGAATTCGAAAAAATTGCTAACCCCGAATCTGGCGGTGGCAAAAAATCCTACCAAGACGATCGTTTGTGGAAACTAGAAGCTGATAAAGCTGGTAATGGTACAGCGACACTCCGTTTCTTACCACGTGTAGAAGGCGACGAACTTCCATGGGTTCGTATCTTTAATCACTCTTTCCAAGGTCCAACTGGTAAGTGGTATATTGAAAACTCTTTAACTACTCTTGAAGAGAAAGATCCTGTCGGCGAACTAAATTCTAAGTTGTGGAACTCTGGTTCTGATGCCAACAAAGAAATCGCTCGTAAGCAAAAGCGTAAGTTATCTTACATCTGTAATGTTTTGGTTGTTTCTGATCCTAAACATCCAGAGAATGAAGGACAGGTTCGCTTGTTTAAATTCGGTAAGAAAATTTTCGACAAGATTATGGACAAGGCTCGTCCAACTTTTGAAGATGAGAAACCAGTTAATGTTTTCGATCCATTCGAAGGCGCAGACTTTAAACTTCGTATGCGCAAGGTAGATGGTTATGCTAATTATGACCAATCTACATTTATGGAGCCAGCCGAATTGGCAGGTGGTAATGAAGAGAAGATGGTTGAGATTCTGAACAAACAGTATAAACTGTCAGAATTCTTGGATCGTAAGAACTTCAAAACATTCGAAGAACTTTCTAAGAAACTTTCTGATGTTTTAGATGGAGAATCTGCTGCAGTTTCGTCAGCTGCTTCTTTGTCTGAAGATGATAATTATACTCCTCCAACTCGTACTGCTTCTGCTCCAGTGCAAACTGCAGCTCGACCAGTTACAGTTACTAAGACTGACGACGAGGAAGATGTAATGGCATATTTCCAGAAAATTGCCAACGAATCATAATTAGAAACTGCTAAAATTAAAGGGATCTTCGGATCCCTTTTTTTATTACATAACGTATTTACTATCAATATACCTTGATACACTAGATTCAGGATTTCTGATTGGTGATCTCATTGAACTGGAATCAGGTTGGCTTCCACCAGAATTGGTAACGCTGTTATTTGGAGCATTAATAATTGTAGATCCACCACTCTCAACATCAGATCTAATTTCTTCATTATTTCTTGATGCCTCAACGATTGGTGATTCTTGTAGAGGTGGAGTTTCCATTGCTGGTGTGGCAGTTGGTGTTGCTGCAGCAGCATCTACTACTTTAGGTTCTGCAGCAGGTTGAGCCATTCCTGCAGCGATATGTCCAAGTTCATCAGTGATAGGTGGTTCTGCGTTCTTAAAACTTTTCTTTACTATTGGATCATTTTCAATCAATTTGTATATTTCTTTCGAATCACCACCTTTAGCAGCAATTTGTTTTGCTTTCATAAAGGTATCTTTTTCAACTTTAAACTCATCGTACGTATTTGTATCAATTAGTGTATATTCATCTTTTCTAAACATTCCACCTTCTTTACGGGTTCCCAAAAATCCACTGAAATTGGTTTCGCTACCCTTTGTGTCTGCTGTTTGTGTCAAGAATTTTTCAGTTTGAGTTCCCTTTGAAGCCAATAATCTACCAAGGAATCCCGATCCAAGTGCAGTTTTTTCGTTCGTAATACCTTTATTAAGTTTTTCCTCTAGTATTGTTTTACCTGTACTATCAGTTGTCATACCTTTTTCTAAATTGGTTTCAGCAGTTATCATCTGCTCACCTTGACGTACACCAACACCTGCGTCTAGCCCCTTATCCCTATCAGCCCATGCTTGACCAATTTTAGATTGTTGAAGTTCTTCTTTTTTACGTCCAAAGAAGTCTCTAACACCTTGATAACCTTCAACTATGGCACCACCTGCTTTTTTACCAAGTTGGCTGCCTGCGATCCCACCAACTGCGCCACCGATTAAAGCACCTGGAACTGCACCAATACCAAAGAATCCTGCCCCTATCGTGCCACCAATAGCTGCTCCAGTGATAGCACCGCCAGCCATACCAGTTCCTTCACCAACAGCCTCTCCCTTCTTAACATCAGTAGTGTCGCTGTTTTCTTTCTTTAGTTCTTCGGCTTGCTGTTCGTTTATTTGACCACTTTGTAGTGCTGCATCAATTTGCTGATTTTTAAGGGCTTGCTGTTCGTTTGCACCAGTAAAACCTTTATATGATGTATAAGCACCAAAGCCAACCGCTCCAACTGCTCCAAGAACTTTGCCTCCAGTACCTCTGAGGAAATTCATCGCTTTACTACCGATTCCAGGTTTTCCTGCAGGTG